AATCAAGCAAATAAAATGCAATCATGTTTGTGGGACTTTAGTCAACAGCTAAGATCATGGCGTAAATATGACAATAATTTTACAAATGCTAGTGATGCTCTAGAAAAAATCACAACAGAGTTTCATAGATTGCTTAATAATCATGGAGTAAATATTGATCTATAATGTTCAAACTTAATAAAAGAAGTCGTTTCAATTATTGGAGTTGTTCCAAATTTGCTAACTGGATTAGAGGCATTGAAAAACCCTATGCTCTTGGATGGGATGAATGGGAAGTTTGGAGAAAAGAATCAGAACAAAAACACCCATTTAGATATTGGGTGGCGGAAGAACTATTAGATTTTTTGCAGGATATTGTGAATCTACCTATGGATATTTATCATACCATAGAAGTATATGTTCGCAATCGTTTTATTGATAAAATGCACTATCTTAGAACAGGACTAAAGCCGGGACAATATTACGATCTTGACTATAGAATACTTCACGGTCTTTTTAATGAGTTGACAATTTATGTGGAAGATGAACTGGCTCATCTTAGTAAATGGAAATCTGAGAAGAAATATAAATTTATCGGCGGCAGATGTGCGGAGGCAGGATTGGATTACCTAAACTGGGCAGGTCAACTAAAGATGAACGAAGATTATGGAATTAATCCTGACAATAAAGATTATAACAAACCTACCACCCAAGCAATATCATCTCAAAAAGTATTAGAACTTTACAACTGGTGGAAGAATAGAGATTATAGAACTGATCCAGACTCTATGTTTAGTAAAGAAAAAGATGGTAAAAATTATTACAAAAAAATCAATCAAGCAATGGATTATTACGATAAAGAAGATACTAATATGCTAATTGAATTAATTAAAATTCGTGGGAGTTTATGGTCATGAGATTAGATCAAGCAATGAAGCTTAATGTTGGAGACAAGGTGGTGAATTGTTTTATGGATGAGCTTATTATATCAAAAATAGATAATAGCTACGATCCAAAACCACCAGTTTTTATTGCATTAGATAGTGAACTACAAAAACATTATTTATGGTTTGATGAAATTTATCATCCAGACCTAGCTGATATTTGCGATGAAGAAAAAAGTTTCATTATGTGGGCGAAAGATAATAGAGAATTTATCGGAGAAAATACTAGATTACTAAAGACAGTTTATATGCAGGGTTTTGCTATTGGATTTGAATTTAAAAGAGCAATTAATGCTCAGGAGCAACTACAAAAATGAGTCCAATGTACAATCCCGATGATTGGAGTAAAAATTTTGACCTGACACTCAAATATAAGCCAATGGATAGTAATACTATTAATAAAGTACTAGTTCAATATAAACATGAAGAAGTGTTAGGTTATATTAAAGAGCTGTGGAGTCTAATTGATTATCAAAGAAAACTTCTTACAGAACAAACTAAAACAATTGTAGCTTTAAAGCATCATAAAGCTTGGGAAAGATATGATAAGCCAGAAAAATCTGGAAATATTAGTTGCTAGGAGCATAACATAATGTTGTGGAGCGAAATTAAGAAGTGGGCCAAAACCCATGACTATGAATGTATCAAAGACAAAGAAGATAATAAGTATTACTGGAGTCATATTCAAGACCCAGATAAGAGCGGAGTTTCTTCAAGTGTGAGTAAGCTTGCCAGAGATATTTACAACAGTATTACAAATAATGCTTGGGTTGATCACCAAGACGAGTTTCGGAGACAAAAAGAAATACCTAAATTTACAACTAATGACTATAATTCATGAATAATAAGAATAATTCAACTGAAAATAAAATACAATGTATTCCTGCTATCACCATTAGCGGACTACTAGCTTCTGCTATTAATGGTATTGTAGCATTTGTGGCTGTGTATTTTTTTAAACCATTATGGCAAAAAATTATTAAACTGTGGGAACCAAAATAATGAATGTAAAACTTGTTAGCTTAACGCCAGATGCAGAAAAGTCTATGGCTTATTGTGCTAGGGTTTCAAATCCTAGTAATCAAGACAACGATAACTATGCTAAACTGTTGAAATACTGTATTGATCATCATCATTGGAGCATATTTGAAATGGCTTTCATGACTCTGGAGATCAATACCACCAGAGGTATTGCTGCACAGATTTTACGTCATAGAAGTTTTACGTTTCAAGAATTTAGCCAAAGATATGCTGATACCACTCTGTTAGCAGATAATATACCATTATTTGAGTTGAGGAGACAAGACAATAAGAATCGTCAAAATAGTATTGATGATATAACTGATGATGTAAAAGTTAAATGGAATAGTGAAATACGACAACATTTTGCAAAAGCCAAAGGTATTTATGACGCTATGATAGCGGACGGTATTGCTAAAGAGTGTGCTAGATTTGTTTTACCTCTGGCTACACCCACTAGACTTTATATGAGCGGTAGTATAAGATCATGGATTCATTACATTAATCTAAGGTCTGCTCATGGAACTCAAAAAGAACATATGGATATTGCTAATGAAGCTAAAGAAATTTTTAAAACTCAATTCCCCATTATATCGGAGGCTTTAGGATGGTAGAAAAAGAATTTACTGTAACTGGACAACTTAAAGAAACTTCTGGATCAGATAAACAGATGCTTATTTTACATCGTTCTTTTTTTACTTCATCCAAAGAAGAAGCTATCAAAAACTTTCATACTCATTTTGAGCCAGAACTAAAAGTAGTTAAGATTTTTTCTGTAGTAGACGATAAAGGAATTTTAGTATAATGGATACTAAATTAGACTTCACTCTAAAAGTAGTAAAAGAATTACTACATCACAAGTTTTCCGTTAAGCTATTAAATGTGGACAACATTGATGGTTATGGCGGATGGTTTGGCACTGATGAGGGTGAAGAAGAATTTGTGGTCGCCATGAAACACCATATGGGTTTTGAGATATTTATTCATGAATACTGTCATTTCTTACAGTGGAAGTATGACAGGAAATTATGGAATAAATCTATGATAACGTATGATCTTCTATTTGATTGGATTGGGGATAAAAGTCTGGACGTTACTGATGAAGCTTTAAATACTAGCCTTCATGATATATTGGAGATTGAGCATGATTGTGAAAAAAGAGTATTAAAATTAATTAAAAATAATCCTATTGAAGATTTTGATAATGATAAGTATATTAGGGCGGTTAATGCTTACTTATGGAGTTATCATATTAATAAAGAATTGAGATCGCGTCCTAAAAATCCTATCTATTCACCAAGCGTTTTACAGAATATGCCTTCTATTTTTCATAACGATTTGTCCTATTACCTAGATAAGAATAATCTTACAGATTCTATAAAGCAAGCATTATTAGTTGAATACTGAGAAAAATTCAAGATAGTGTTGACAACTGCCGATATTGTGATAGGATACGCTAACGGAGAACCTATGAGTAATAGATTCGGCTTGTGCTGTATTAGTTTGAAGCTGAAAGATCAAGGCTTTAATCATCAGACTATGACATATAAACGGTTTAGTTCTTTACCTAGAACTGAAGCATTGTCAATTCTTGGTGATAGAATTCTTAATAATCTTATTGTTACAAATGAAACTATTAAGTTTTGTGCTGAGAACAATTATGTTTATCGTGTTAGTAGCGATATTTTTCCACTCATTACTTATGATGAAGCTAATGTTAGTCTAGAAGATTTACCTAACCATGATCTTATTCAAGACGAGTTTGATAATATCTCACAGACTATTACCGATACTAATGTTCGTATTACTTGTCATCCTAGTGAATTTAATGTGCTTGCTTCAACCAACGAAAAAGCAGTTGACAAAACAATCACAGAACTCAATTTCTACAGCAGTTTTTTTGACAGAATCGGCTGTCCGGCAAATTATAATTCCCCGATGAATCTTCATGTACACAATAAGAACGGATCACACTCTGAGATTATAGAACGATTCAAAAGAAGTTTTGATAAGCTGGATGACAACTGTAAGGCTAGGCTTGTTATTGAAAATGATGATAAGTTAAATTGTTGGAGTGTTTTAGAACTAATAACCCACTTCCATCCTAAAACCAATATTCCGATCACGTTTGATTACTTGCACCATAAATGCCACCCAGATAAATTAGATGAGGAAACGGCCCTCAAGGCTTGTCATGATACTTGGAGTGGTTTCAAGCCACTATTTCACTATAGTGAATCTGCACCGGGAAATAATCCTCGTAAACACGCAGACTTTGCTGTTGAACCATTGAATACTTATAATCTAGCATTTGATATTGATATGGAACTTAAAGCCAAAGACCATGCTATAGAAAAATATGAACAAATTATTAAAGGAGTATTAGTATGAGTGCTTGGCTTATAGGATTAACTGGGCTAGTATATTTATATGTTGCTGTTGAGCAAGGATACAGGGGCAATATTGGTATGCTTATAGCTTATACTGGTTATGCTTTTGCTAATATTGGCTTGTATATGTTAGCAACTAAATAGGAGGTTGATCATGAGAGAGCCTAAGAAAATTAAACTAACTAATAATCCAGAAACTCCAAAGGTTAATTTAACCCCACTACCACCAATAAATACTAAATATGTTGATGGTATGATCGACGATATTCCTACAACTAAAGAAAATAAAACTTGGAATGAAAATCATAAACAAAACAATTCGTAAAGCATACAACCATTGGAGTCCTAATCCTCTTATTAGATGTTACCATTATTGTGCTGCATTTGATGGTAACAAGATGATTTGTTTCAGCCAAAACAACCCGATTAAAATGAGTGCAAAGGCTCATCGTATTGGTGAAAGGTTTAATATTCCCAAATATATAGAACATCCTTTTGTTCATGCTGAAAGTCATATGATTAGTAAGCTTTTGGATAGATATAATACTATTGATTCTAGTTGGTCTATTGTTGTGATGAGAATTAATAGACGAGGAATTATTCTGGGTAGCAAACCTTGTGAAAATTGCAATAAACTTTTAAATGCTGTTGGATTAAATGATATTTATTATAGCACAGATGATGGAAATTTTAGTGATGGATATAGTTTTATTCAAGCTGACGAGTTGACAATGCCGATGATGATGGTATAATCCACGAACGGAGGCTACCTATGAATTGTATTTATTGTAAAAATTGCGTTGGTGTTGACCGTTACGAATTTCTTGTAGAAACTGGTCGTAAAGTTATTTGCAAAGAATGTAGCGTTGAGGATCGTGCTGTGGGATTTATGGATTGGGGACATAAAACAGCGCCAAGTTTAGTGATGGTTCCTAGTAACGCTAAAGAAACTATTCGTATTTTAGACAGAGCAAATAGGAGAAGCAGATGAATAAGATGACTTGGCTTGATCTGTATACTTTTCTGAATGAAAAAGCTAATAGCGTTAAATCTATTGGTACTTTTGACTGGAATCGTCCCGTTTTGGTACATGATGCTGATACTGGTGATGAATTTTTGTGCGATACATATTATGTGTCAGATGATCGTGGAGATGATAGGCTTGTGCTTATTACTAATATTGAAAAGATTTTTGAGGAGAACATTTAATGGAATTAGAAATTGAAAGACAACTATTTGAACAGGTACAAAAACCAAAAAAGCTTTTAATGACTAAGATTATTAATGTTTTCCATGACTATTATAGAATTAATGTATATACAGAAATTGAGGAAGATGGTCTGATTAAGCGTAAAATATCTCAAAGCTATATGACAACTTTTAGAAATAATAAGCTTACTATTATTCCAGACCCAGACAAAGATAGCAAACTCAAAAAGAAGTGACAGATTTAAAATTTTCTAGAACGGGCTAAAGAAACCCACTTGACAACGCCGATTATCCTGTTATACTTGGGGTATCGTAATCAACAACTCAATGGAGATTAAATATGGCTAAGGGTCAAAAGTTTTGTTCCAACCCCTCTTGTGGTAAACCGTCCGGTCCTAGAGCATTTGTGTGCAAGCATTGCAACACTCAATTTGTTTTTAAGGTTAAGAGCAAAGACAAGAAGAATACCAAAATTATTAGAGATATTAATTGGAAAGAACTTGTGAAGGGTGATAGAATCAAGGTTGCTGGTGGCCCATATTTTATGAGCAAGGGTGAGTTTATCCCTATGGGTTATCGTGGCCGATTTGTTGTGGAAAGTCTTGATAAGAATGGAATTTTAGCTTGGGGTCTTGACAAGCATAACGGCTTCTGCCATATTTATATGGGTGGAGACATTCAGAATAAGGAAACCCAAGTTTGGAAAACCAAACATAAGATGGTTAAGCTTAAAATGAAGGAACAAGAATAATGGCTCTTTCTGAGGAACAGAAATATCAGATTAATAAGTTGGTTGACTATAGAGATGCTATATCTTCTAGCTTGTTTCAAATTGAACGTATTCTAAAGTATTATTTCCCAGAAGAATTTGATTTGGCATACCAGCATTATATTCCACAAATATCTACCGCTTTACATGAGGATCAAAAGTGGCTAAGTAGGGGTGGATATAGTATGCAGGATACTATTAAAAAGCTGTTGGATCAAGCAGCAGAACAAGCAAAGAGTGGAACCACAAGCAAGTTTATTTAATTTGGAGTATATATTATGACAAACGATATTTATAGTGTTACTGATTTGCAGAAATATGCTGAGAGCATCAGAAAAAACGCAGCATTGTCTTTTGCTGAATATGCTGATGAAAATTTGGATGAATTTATTAGTATTGGACAAGTAATTAATATTATTATTGCAAATTCTATTGGTGAAGATGAAGATGATAATCTTCTTATTGATGAGAATAGTTATAATAAAATGTTTGATGAGGTTAGGGTTTGGCTATATAATGTTGGGTTGGCTAAACTAGCATCTGCTGGTAGGGTTGAGTGTGCTTGGGATAATGATGCTAATGAAATGATATTTTGGATATCGTCTAGTGAACTTACATTAAAGAGTGAGGACAATGAAAACAAACCAAAAAGAAAATCTTCTAAAAGAAATAATAAGCCTAAAAACAAATCTTGATGAATTAAAGGAATATTTCTTTTCAGATTTCTGTAAACAGTGTTTTGATATTAAAGATAAAATTGATGACTATGAAAAGAAAATCTCTGAACTGCAACAAAATGTTGAAGGTCTTGACTAGATCGTGCCGATGCTATAAAATATAAACTATGGGGGATGCGACTGCCGGTAGTAGTCAACTGTCTTATAAGCAGTACAAGAGAAAGGTTCGACTCCTTTATCCCCTACTTCTTACTTATTAATTATGGAGGAATGATTATGATAACATTTAAGAATATTATGATTGCTGTTTTGGGAGTATTTCTTTGTGCTTCTACAATTTTAAATTTGCATTGTGCTAATCTTATTAATCGTATGAGGGACGAGAGTTTGGAAAGAAATTTGTCTCCGGTTTCACAAGAAGAATTTAAGAAGATTAAGGAAGAAATTAAAAGGTTGTCTAATCAAACATATTTCTTTAAGCCATGATAGATTATATGCTGTCTAAAAGAACTTGGCACAAAAAGTTCTGTTGGTTAAATAGAACGTGCTATATTTCTGGGGAAAGTTTATGGTTTAGAAATGCTTATTGTGGTAATAAAAAAATTTGGAGCGTTATAAATAACGGACAAACTTTAGATGATAATATTTGGTTAAGTGTATATTCTTATCACAAACATAT